TTATGACAGTTAGGACACATTATAACTGGTTCCTTATTACTAGCCATAATAGGTTCTTCTACATTAAAATTATCACGTGCTTCATCTGCAGCTTCTTCTTGCATTTGAATAAACAGCTCTTTCATTTTACCCATTACTTATCTTTTATTTCTATGTTATACTCTATTTTAGTTTCAGGATCTGGTATCTGTAGGTCTAATGACTGTACAGCCCAGTTCTTGACATTATCTAAATACTTTACAAACTCGTCAGTTGACAGCTGCTTAGTTGATTTAGATAAGGTACCTAAAACTTCTCCATCTCCAGAGATAAGATCATCTCTTAGAAAGTTAGATCTAAGAAATTGATGTACATCATCTCTAGTTAATGGTGAAGACACGCCATGATCTGACACATCAGTTCTTGTATACCCTAATTCTGTAAATCTTTCTTTTATTGTGTGTACAACTACACCCCAATAATATCTATTTTGTGGTATTGATCTCTGATTTGTTTTCTCTATGCTTATCTTTACTATCTTCTCGTGGAAAGTTTTAAGTTCATCATTTACTACTAGTGGTTCGTCTGGTATTAATCTACCATCACGAATCGTTGCTATAAAATTCATCATAATATTTATGCTCTATTACTTCTTTTCTGTTTTCAGGAGATATAGTAAATACAAGCTTACGCTCTTGTTCACTATCCACCGGAAAAAACTCTGGTGCTCCTGCTTTTGTTATATATCTAATATCATCATCAGGTAGGATACCATGTTTAACAATCAGATCCTGGAAACACTTGTTATATAACCACTGGTTATCAAGGTCCCAATTTGCTTGTCTTATAGTATCGTGAAACTGTAATGATATTCTTACTGGTAGATTACTAATCGGCTTTATATCTTTTATATGCGGCACAAAAGAATCCTTAACAGCGTTAACTATCTTAGATCTTATATGTGGACTCATACGTGCATTATACAATGCTTGTCCGTTTATAGTAATATACTTAGGCTTACCTATAGTTCTAGGATTAGCTGCTACGCATTCCCCTTCACTATCTACTAGTCTGCCTTTGCTATCAAACCCGTAGGACGCATACTTCTTAGGTATCTTACCACCTTTCTTGTAGTATTTAATTCTACGAGCTTTGGATATCATTACCTTCTTTATAAACAAAGGTATAGATATCACTAGGTCATTATTTGCCATTTTTTTTATTTAAAGTTATTATAGATTCATTAATCAATGCTTGTGTATGTTCATGTCCATACATCTCATAGAAATCAGATATGTCTTTAGCTTTATAATTATAAGTACCAAACCTACCATTAGTTAGAAACAATGGTCTGAAATTATACTGTTTATATAGCTTGTTAGCCATCTTGATTCCTGTATAGTCAAAGTCCATCAGTGTGACAACATCAGTAAACCTGCTTGATAGATCCGCTAAGATCTTTTCTTCAGGTTCTGCAACCTCACTAGCTGGAGAACATGCATGTACACCAAACTGTCTTAGGCACATAACATCTTTCATAGATTTTGTTATTACCACACAATCACCTGTACTAGGTAACTGCTCTAGTCCCTGCCAACTAGTAAAATTAGATAACCATCTAAAAGAACTACGTTGAGGTATGTATATCTTATACTTACCTGGACCAAATCTATAAGCATATGCCAAATCACTTTTGGTTCTACTATACACTATCTTATTATTATAAAATACTATCTCACAAGGAAACACATTATATAACTCTAGAGTCCTTCTGTTTATACCATAGGTAGACCAATATTCTCTATCAGCCACATCCCAGGGTCTAATCTTTATTTGTATTACTGACTCTGTAGGTTCTATCTGTATCTTTGTGTAGTCACGTGTAACCGGTACAGCGGGTCTCATCCCTATACGTACCAATTGAAAGTCTTCTGCACATCTATCTAAGGCTTGCTGATAGGTAAGACCATACTTATATTGTATTACCTTTATCCAATCACCTGTAAATCCTTGTGCCCAATCCTTAAAATATATTACACCATTACCATTTGCAGAAAAAGAACAAGATGGATTATTATCCATACGTAAGGGAGACCTTACCTTTTTCTTCTGCACTTTTACACCTAGATAGTATTCTAATATCTGCACTTGATCTAAATTATCCAAAATAAACTCTTTTGTTACTACTGGGTTTAGATTATACATATATCTTAATTTAAACAAAAAAAGGGGCAAGGATACGTATACCCTTAAACCCCTTATTTATGAATGAAACTTAACTCTATTACCACAGATCACCATCACTACTATCAGTACTTGTACTAATAGCTGCTTCAGGTGTAGGTTCTGCAGCAGTGACATTATCTCTAGAGGATATAGTCAGCTGAGTAACACTATCTTGTGGTACCATAAATGGTTGTAGTGGACGGTTAGGAAATTGTAAGTACTTTCCTTGCTTGTCATATACACACTTTATCTTAAACTTGAGTCCATCATAAGAATTGCCTACAAGTTCTAATACATTTTTACCAAGTTCATCCCAACTTGCACCACCGATACTTACTTTATCTTTTGGTACAAACGCAGATAGTATATGATATAGAGATTCGCCTACATTCCTCAATAAATCAGAGTGTAGTTGTTCAGGTGTTGACGACCATGGTCTACCTGACTGAGCTGCATTCTTTGCAGACTCTTTTAATCTCTCAAGAGATGTTACCTCCATGTATGTTTGTGTGAATTTAGCACCGCCTTCGTCTTGGAAATAAAATCTAATTACATTACCTCCAGTGCCATCCTTTCTAAGGGTGTCGAACGTTACGTCTACTAGACTAACATTCTCATTAACACCAGCTTTCATCAATGTGTAGCTTGGTGCGTTACTTTGTGTTTCTACTAATTTGTACATAAAATTTACTTTAAAAATTGTTTTACTATATACTGCAATATACGAAATTTATTACTATTTACCTACTGCAGTTTTGTATATCTCTGACCATTTAAAATCTAATATTTTGCCTGCAAGATGCGGTAATCTAGTACCAGCTTCTATCTCATCCGACGCTTCAAATGATATTTTTAAATGACCTTCCTCGTCTCTGTAGACAAATCCGATAGCATCAGACTTTGCCATTACATAGTTTTTTAATTTACCAGA